AGTTTAGTTTTCTTTGTATCAGTTCCTAATAGTGGTTTACTATACATCTTTAAAATTGTCATAACGATCCCAGTTCCAAGTGCGAGCTATAAAAGTAAAATCAAAACCAAACTTATGTACCCAGAATAAAATACTCAATACATCTCCAGTTCCACTGCGGATTTGTAAATAGGGCCATGAAGGGCAATCGTTCCAACTAACCGAAACTTGGAATAAACTCCACTTTCTTATGTTTATAAGAGAGGCATACCAATCATGACCAAAATCGTATCTATGAGCGCATATAACAAGAAAGTTTTTCATAGTAATGATTCCGTATTCATAGCATCCATTTCCTCGTCAGTATACTGCGGATTATTAGGGTTGAGTGCCCTTGATAGTTGGGCCTTGAGATCTAAGATTTCTGCTCTTAGGGAATCTACTTCAGGTACATCACTATCCTCTACAAGAAGTAAATCATACTCCTGTGCAACTTTTTTCATATCCTCCTCGGACTGCGTGGCATTGAATGCCAGTGCACACGCCCCTCTCATAATTGAGATATCAAGATGGCCAATTGCGCGAAGAAAGTTAGAGTAGAACCTGAACGCTTGGCGGGTATTTAGATCCTCTGCGGGTACTTCCATAGTGATTTTTTCTTCTGGAAGATCATCGCCATAACAAGCCGTGGATGTGGATGAATAATTCAGGGTGATTTTAGCAGAATAAGTCATTGGTGATACTCCTCATATTGTTTTTGGACGTAGGAGGAAAGCCCCATAACATCCTCTCTCATCTTACTCCCTCCACCAAACTTAGCAATTTCATCATAAAGATTAGTAAGAGCAATAGAGAGAATAGTTGCCTGCCTATCAGTCAGGCAGAGCTGCGTTGTATTCAATGTAGTCATGAAAAGTCCTCTGATGTAGAATCATTCAACTTACCGAATATGAACTCATAGTCTTCTTGCGATACTGTAATTTTTAGTGGGGGGTAAGAACCTTTACCCCAAAACTTTTCAAAATTGTGTACATAGTTCATATGCTCCCAGCCATGGTTAAGATTTAGCCAAAACTCTTTCCACAAGTAGTGGTCATCAAGTCTCCACTCAGAATGATTGATAAAGCGATACCAATACCAAAAAATTGTGTGCCTAATCGGCTTGTATCCAATCACCCGTTTATTTAACAATGTTGGGAAATCCATCAAAAATCCCAGTGAGCATCAGCTTTGTCACCAAAGCGGTTAATACCAGCACGAGCGCTTACCCAAAAAAAGTATTTACGATTTTTGGAAGCAAGAAACAGCTCTTCCCCCGTATCCTGTTCTACAGTACATACAGAGTTTTTATCCATGAGGTTTGCGAAGCGGTTTTTAGCTTTGCTTGATTTTGGTTTGACTGTGACTGTGCGGGTCATCTTTTGCTCATGTATATAAGTATTATACTCCATTTTCCTGCTTGTAGGTGGAAGGTTAGTCCAGTTGTTCAAGTGTCCTTTCCTCTCAGCCGAACATCGAGTCAAAGGTGGGGACTAGGTCCTGGATGGTCACTGAACGGCCCTCCTTCTCCTCGGTTTGTTGTGAGACGGTAATTGTGCTCGAGTTGGCCGATTTTCTAAACACATGATCTACTTCTATAGAAGAGAGCCAAGCATTAGCTACCGGAAGCTCATAGATTTCATAGTTATATCTCATCCAGGCCCAGCACCATGCATGAGCTATCTGAAAAAGAACAGCGACTTTATCGGCTTGTGGCTCAGGACATAAGTACAAAATACTGTCATGGACACTCATACAGAACTCCGCCTCTAGCCCATGCTTGTCAATAAGCCACTCCATCGCGGTCATAAACGCGTGAAGCATAGCGCTCCCGGTCGATTGGATACACCAGTTGTTACGCATAGTCCAGAAGTCTGTGCCTACACTCGATGGGCGGAACGCCGTAGACATCTTCGTTCCACTTAGTGGATTAATAGGGCAGGGAAGATTGGCCACCCTAGCCATCTCATTATAAGCATATGAGTCAGAACCACCCAGGAGGGTCTGAGATAGCCGTGAGGCCTTCTCTCCTTTCTTAATTTTAATAAGTTTTCTTCCCATCTCCATCGCTTCTTTCATCGAGATGGTTTTGTTTCCCTTACGGATTGTGTTTGCAAGAGTTTTTGCGCCGCATCCATACAACATTCCATAATTACACCCTTTAGCCACGGCTCTAGAGATCCCAATAGCCTTAGCAGTCATGGAGTGCATATCGGTCTTATCGTCTTTCGACCCCGCAAGAATTGAGTGGGAGAATTGCGTGCTTCCGGCTACCTTGTGATATGAATCGGCAAAAATAGAAGCAACAACAGCCTCCTGGGCATCGAAGTCAGATTCTACAAACACGTAGCTTTCGGGGGCTTGTACGCGGGTCTTGATTTCACTTCCAATTTTATCGTACTTAGGATCAGGAACAGTCAGCCATAAGTTCTCCCCTGCTCGGTTTGTAGAGGTGTTATGAGGAACTGCTGCAGGGATAATAAGAGAAAATCTTTTTCCCTCCGGAGTTTTAACGTCTTCTATATTTTGTTCCCTCACCCTCGATCTTACACTTGTCCAGTAGGCCACATTAATGGCAAGCTTGATTAACTCCTTAGCTTCTAGAAGGTCCGAACTAAGCATCCCCGACTCAAAGTCAGGAGCATAATCTTTTGTTAGTACCCCTCCAACATTCACCCCCTCTCCATCAGGGTGGGGGATTCGTGTGTAGTCTCCACTATTCTTGTCTTTAAAACACCACCCACGCTCAGTAAAAAATTTGATGGGCTGGTCATCCCACTTTAGGCGGAGAAGCAGATGCGATAGGCGGTTTTTTGTAGAGATGCCCTGGATGGTTGGATAGCCGTACGACTCGATGTCTTTTGCCGATACACTTCTCACCCACTTCGGAATACCATACCACTTAGAGCTGGGCTTACCGGCCTTAGTAAGTTTAAAATTTGCTTCCCAGTCAAGTTGAGATAACCAGGGGTCTTCTTTTATCTCTTCTTCGCATAGCTCTCCTTCATTCCAGGCTTGAAAGATATCTTGAGCCATTTTCCCGAGAATTTCTTCTTGGCGAGAAATTGAGCCCTCCCACTGCTTTTCACAGTTCAAAAACCACTTATCCCAGTCGGAAACCACTGGAAGTTTTGCTGACGAGATGCCAAAATGGCCCGCTAGAGTAGTAAGAGAAGGGTTATTCTGAAGGTATTTAAGAACTACAATCGAGTATAGCTCGAAGGTAATTTTTGCGTCATTTAATGCGTATGAGACAAGTTCTTCGCGCTGAGGAAGAAAATCCTCCATTGATTCTGCTTCTACAAAAGTATTTCTAATCTTCTTCTCTTCCTGCTCTAGTGGAACGGCAGGGCGGCAGTGAAAATTATAACAGTCAATTAGGTTGTTCATGGAGCCCTTCTCTGCCCAGATAGGGTCGGCTTTGTACGCTGACTTTTTGGCTTGTTTCTGAATATACCACCACCGTTGCCCAGAGGCTAGCCCCGACACGTTGATATGGGCAGACATTGTATCAAACCACGAGTTAGTTTTACCAAGCGTATATGCTTCTTGGGTCCTTGCACGGTCATAAGCAACGTTATGAGCAATAAAAACCCCATCCTTACGACCTAGAGGAACAAGAAGTGGGTAGTATGGAATGGTAGGATCTACAAAGCAAGGATGCATCCAAACATAATAGGCCTTTTCTGTAACTGCAGTTGCTAAGATGGGGTGAGAAAAGTCGCTTCCTTTGACAAAGGTTTCGCAGTCAAACACTCCAATTTCTTCTTCAATACGAGCAGGGGCTGTTATCTTCCAGTCCTCGTCTACGAACTCATATCTCCACCACCCCGGTTGATAGATGTATAGGCTAGGATCGGGGATGGGAGGTGAGTCCGCGTAAGCGAAATCTTTCATCAAAGATACTCTTCGCGAAGTAACTTCTTTAGAGATTAACTGAAAGTGCTCTGCAATATTCCCGGCTTGAAGCTCTGGGAATTTGAAATCGTCAATAAAGAAGTTATCTGGATTTTTTATTGGGAACTCTACACCGAACCGTTGCATCTCCTCAGCCACCTCTGAAACCTTCTTTTGACCCACAACAGCAGTCTTAGAGTGCTTACCAAAGACCTTTGAGGTCATTTGGTCCGACAGAACTACATACCCCAGAGGATTAAGTTTGGACATAGAGGAGGGGATAGATACTTATATCATACCACAGAACCCCGCCATAGTCAAGAGGCGGGGGCCACTAGGCAAAGTGTCCTAATAGTAGATTAAAAACTCTTCACGGTCAGTATAGTATACTCCAATTCCTTCAAAATTGGTAGCGTCGATTATTTTAAGATTTTTGCGGAAATACGGATATCCATAGTGCCCAAAAAAATACTCTGCATCAGGCCTAATATGGTCTTCTAGCCGGTCGTTCTTAAACCAGGGGTATCCGATGCCCATTAACACATCGTTTCTTGTTTGCTCGGTGTGGTTGGGGTTGTAATAAGCATGAGCACAGCGATAAACTTTTCCATAAGACTCAAATTCAAAAGTCAAAGGGGATGTAGTTAGCCAGTGGAGCAGATCAAGCCTCTCGCCAAGAGGCATTTCTTTAAGCCGCTCCAGTGTATACTTAACTTCTTTCTGTCTAATTTGTATTTTAGGCAGTACTAAGTTACTAAGCACATAATTCTCGTTGTTTCCTATAAGAAAAGTTGCCCGCCCGCTCTCTACAAGATCCTTGACTTTTAAGAGCATACGGACGGGAGATGAGCGTCGCGCCCGTTGAAAAAATGGCTTGTGATGAATAATATCTCCTAAAAAAACATAGTGGTAGCCTTCGGATCTTTGAAGTACTCTGTCAAGAGCTTCCACTCGGCCATGAAGATCTCCGATAATACAATATTTTTTAGTACTCATCTTTACCCTCTAAACAGCATCCGGGAGCCCACCAGCTAGGCCCAGTGGTTTTCCAAGTAGCAAATTTCCACTTCATCCAATTGTAGTAGGTTTGATAAGCTTTTACTGTATCTGAACTGTGCTTACAAAAAGCTGGCATTGCTTGAGCTGGAGGAGTAGAGCCGCAGTCTGGATAGTCTATTTCGACTCTGAGTAGATCTATGGAGTTTAGACTGTCCATCCCTGCATGTTTTTTACCATAGCGCAATTCAAACTCTAGGCAGAGTTGCTCGGTAAGTTTCCAAGTCCACAAAAAATTACTTCTTGAGGCCTTGACCCATTTCGTACAGGGGTGGTTTTTAAAGGCTTTTACGGAGTAATAATTCCCGTCTTTTTTAAGAGCTGGAACGAGTTCATGATGAGCAAGAGCTACGCTCATCATCTGCAAATGCTCTATAATCATCTTGTTAACATGCTTATCACAGTGGGCCTTAGCAGCTTTTTGAGGATCTGTGTCGAGATAAAAAATGTTCACTGCTGAAGCTTTTCAGATAAGTAATTTTATCATGAAGGAGGAAACAAAACCGGAAGGCTTGTGACAGTTTACACCAAGCTCCTAGAATCCACTACGTGGTCTTTTTTGTCCTTAAAATCCTTGACCAAATACACGCTATAATACCCTGGAAACTCAGCAACTATCGACCGAATTCCACCGATTTTAAGTTCGCTTCCTAAAAAGAACCGTACTGTTCCTAAGTACCTCAACGTACTCTCTCATAGAGTGGGGTTTGGTTATTTTGTGATCCGAAGATCTGGGGCATTATATTACTTTCTGAAACTACAAAAGATAGAAGGACGAGAGCTCCTGCAATAACCCACCTATACTTGGAGATGTCTGAGATTTTGACATTTGCTCCGTCAAGTTGCTGTCTTAATTCTTTTATTTCCACATCTACACGAACGATGTCAGATTTTCTTTGCTCTTTGATCTCATCCAAAAGTTTCATAATAGCCGCGTCAGATTGAAGGCTTTGGTCCAGCCTTTCCTCGTGACGGACGAGAACCCGAGCTACATTTTGGTTTGCTTCAGAGATTTTATCCACGGCTATTTCTAGCTTGGTTAACATTTCCCGCGAGAGTTCTTCGTATACGTTAAGTTTTTCTTCTAAAACGGCCATTCTTACATTAGATTCATGCGGGAGAGAGAAG